CGGACAAGGTAGTGGAGTATGTTCGAAGCGTTGGTCGCCCTTCCGAGGGTGACTACTCGAATTTCGATGGCAGCGTCAGCCAGTGGCTTCAACGACACGTAATGAACGCGTTGTACTTGCGGTACTTCAACAACAGAAGCCGCAAAGAGTTGCAGTCCTACACCGACATGCTCATCTCCTGCCCCGCACGTGCGAAGCGATTTGGCTTCGCCTACGAGGCAGGATATGGCGTGAAGAGTGGGTCACCCACCACCTGCGACTTGAACACCTGTCTCAACGCCTTCCTACAGTACACCGCAGTCCGCATGACAACGCCCGAGCTCACGCCTGAGGAAGCCTTCCGCTCGATCGGACTGGCCTTCGGCGACGATTCTCTCTTCGAGGAAAGATTTGCGAGTAACTTCTCCAAAGCTTCCCGCGAAGTAGGGATGTCCCTGAAGGTCGAGAGTTACGATCCAGAGAGAGGCATCACGTTCCTCGCGCGTGTCTTTCCTGACCCCTTCACCACCAACACCAGTTTCCAGGACCCCCTGCGCACTTGGCGCAAGCTGCACTTAACATCTCGCGACCCGAACATACCATTGTCGAGTGCCGCGCTTGACCGCGTCGAGGGGTACCTCGTCACCGACCGCCACACCCCGCTTACCAGTGCTTACTGCACCATGGTTAAGCGTGTGTATGAGGCTGGCGGTGCCGAGGCGCTCCCCATACGGCAGTTGAGGAAAAGCAGTAGCCGGGAGAAACCTTACTGGTTGACAATCGGTGGGGCCTGGCCCCAAGACGTCACGGACGTTGATCTGATGTTTCGGTGTGCGGCCGCACGAACCGGAGTGGACGTAGAGACCCTCCGGACCCGACATCAGCAACTGTTGGAATGCCAAGACGCTTGGGCAGATATCTCCATCAACCGGGATGAAGAACCCATCTCTTACCGGGATACAGTAGACCCGGAAGGCCCGGTTGAAGGTGCAGTGGACCATCGTGTTATTGAAAATGACAGACAAGTCATGCGCTCACATGCTGATCAAGCAACTACCAGCCAGGATCGAAGGGCTAACGAAGGAGGCCCTCGAGGTGCTACAGGCCCTACACGTGGAGGATCCCAACGTCAACAAGGATCTTCTAGCGTTCGGGGACTTCCTGGGCGGACTCCACCAGAAAGCGTACCGCGCTACCAACAACCTGCTAATCAAGCCACGCGTGGCCGCAGTGTTGCGCGGGGAGGCGCTGGA